AGGATGGTTCCCATGGTGGTTAAAAAAGGCAGGCCGACCGAGTACAAAGCAGAATACGTAGAGCAAGCCTATAAGCTGTGCTTGCTCGGCCATACAGACAGAGAGCTGGGCGACTTCTTCGGAGTGACAGAAACAACAATCAATAACTGGAAGTTTGCGCATCCAGAATTCTTTGAGGCTATAACAAACGGGAAAGAGGTTGCAGACGCCGAGGTAGCCGCTTCTCTTTACCAACGCGCAAAAGGTTACTCTCACCCGGAGGATAAAATCTTCCAGTTCGCGGGCGACCCGATCATTGTACCCACAATAAAGCACTATCCACCGGACACAGCGGCCGCTTTCATATGGCTTAAAAATCGGCAAAAGAGCAAGTGGAGAGACACGCAGCAACACGAGATTACCGGCAAAGACGGCGGCCCGATCGAAACCAAGCCAGTCGGCGCCATGAGCGCAGAGGAGCGCAGAGCCGAGATAAAAGAGCTCGTGGCCGAGCTTGAGGAGTAATAGCGGGGTATAGTAAGAACAAGAACAACGGGGGGAAACTATGGCCCTCACAGCCGAAAAAGAGGCCCGGCTCGTAGAGCTTTTGCGCCAGGAAAAGCGCATCAAAGCCACCCGCAACGAAATATACCAAATCTTTCGCTCGTTTGCCGGGCGCTACGCGGTCCTCATCGGCGGCTCAGGCTCAGGAAAGAGCTACGAAGTAGCCGATAAGATCATCGACCGCATCGTGAGCGAGGACGGCCACCGTATCCTGTGCTGCAGAGCCGAGCAAAAGCAGGTCGCAAACTCGCAGTTTCCGCTCATCGAGCGCAGAATAAAATACCGGTATGCGGATTCTTACGCACGCGGAGAATGGCGCATCAACCGTTCCAACGGCAACGAGAAGATTACATACTTACCAGCCGGCAACCAGATACTCTTCAGCGGTCTTGATAACGTCGAGAAGCTCAAAAGTATCTTCGATATAACTGGGGCCTGGGTAGAAGAGGCGGACCAGGTACAAGAATCGGACCTCGCCGAGATCGACCGGCGCTTGAGGGGCTACGAAGGGACAAACAAGAGCGGCGCAGAGAAATACATGCAAATATGTATGAGTTTCAACCCGGTCAGTGTCCTCTCGTGGCTCAAGAAACGCTTCTTCGATAACCCCGATCGCGGCCAGATCATGCTGCACGGGCTCATCCCGTTCAGCGATTGCGCGGATTATCGCACGTATGCCTGTCCCGACCTGCATCACAAGGTTAAGACCTGGGACGAGCTGCGCGGCCGCATGATCGAAATCTACGAGCACAATACGCTTGTGCTGCACAGCACGTATCTCGACAATAAGTTCGTCGGCGACCAGTATGGGCAGGTGTTCATCAAGCTCAAAGAGACCGACGAGGACGAGTACGATGTCTATGCCCTCGGCCTCTGGGGCGTCACAGGCGGCATCTTCTTCAACGCCAAGAACGTCAATGCCCGGATACTTTCCAACACGCAGCCGATCAAGCAAGGATACTTCGATTACACCTACGAGGGCGAGAAGATACCCGGAAAGTTCGAATACGAGGGCTATGAGGGCGAGCCAAAGAGCACGGCCAGCGGCAGTGGCCTAGAGCATATCCGCTGGATCGGCGACGAGAGCGGCCCCATTAAGATATACGAGGAGCCGGTTTGGGGGCACCCCTACGTTGGCGGCGGCGACACGGCAGGCGACGGGAGCGACTTCAACGCCGGCGCCTTCACCGACAACTTTAGCGAGATCGATGCGGCGACCATCCGCACACAGCTCGACGAGGACGAGTATGCCAGGCAGATGTACTGTCTAGGGCTTTATTACAACAACGCTCTACTCGCAATCGAAACAAACTTCAGCACTCACCCCAACAAAGAGCTTGAGCGCTTAGGATATACCAACTTGTACGTGCGGGAAAAGACACCGGATACCTTCGCGGGCCAACCTACCAAGCGATACGGGTTCCTGACGACCAAACTCACCCGGCCGCTGGCATTGGGAATGCTCAGAACCGTGATGAGGGAGCACCCGGAGCGCGTGAAAGACCTCGACACGCTGCACGAAATGACGACATTCACCAAGAACGAGCGGGGCAAACCGGAAGCCGCAGCGGGGGCCCACGACGACTGCATCATTGCGCGCGCCATCAACTGCTACGTAAGCGACCAGCAGCGCAGGAGCATCGAGAAGAAGCCGGAGAAAATATCGCTGATCCGTGCCCATAAGGATAAGATTGCCAAGAAGTCAATAGCGGAGGCGCGTAGAAGCGTTTTTAGGTAAAGGATGCCGATATGGACGATAAAGACCGCGAAGCATTAGAGCAGGCAACGTTGTTACGACTCGCAGGCGCTGGACTTTATGAAAGATGAGATGAAGGCACTGGGCTACAGTGACTAATAAACAACCCTTTTAAGGAGGAAGAACATGGCAGATAACACCGGAACGTGCGTAGTCGCCGTTCAACCGATGACCAAGATCGCGTGCACCACGCACAACTGCAGCAATCGTGCGGCTTACGTAATCGGCCACCCAGCCAAAGTGGGCTACAACAAGTACCAAATCTGTGAGCCGTGCATGAAGAACGTCCTCAGAAGCGCCAAAAAGCTTGGGCTGCTAGATGAGCTGGTAGGCGAAGAGTTCCCAACCGAAGAGTTTCTCGCCCTTTCCGTCAGCACAAACATGAAAAAGGCCGAGCTGCTCGCAATCGTGGCAGCATACAGCGTCCTGGGCGTGACTGAGGACAACAACAAGTCCGAGATCGTTGCGAAGATTCAGGAAGTGCAGGTCGCGCTCTATAAAGAAACGACCCGGGAGGCTCCTGCGGGCGGCGATCCCATTGAATAAGGGCATGGGCAAGGCCAAAGCTGGCGGCAATATGCCCTCAAAAGGCAAGATGGGCGGCAAAAGTGCTATGCTCGCAGCTTTAGGCGGTGTCGGGAAGCCTGAAGTGCATGTGCTTCCCGCAAAGAAAGAGCCGAAATCTTCTATGCTCGAGCCGTCGAGCAACTACTGGCCGCCGACCCTTTACCTGTCAGAAAAGGACTTCCCCGGTGTCTGTGACTTCAGGCCGGGGGACACAAGAACGCTCGTCATCACGTGCGACGTGAAGTCCAAATCAATGGACGAAGATGAGGACGGCGAGGAGCATCACAACTCTTCGCTCACCATCACCGCGATCAGCGACATTACTGGGGCAAAGATCAAAGGATAGCTGTGGCAGTTACCGCAATGCTCTTCATCATTTCAATAACACTCATTCTGGTTATCGTCGTGCAGACAATTCTTCACGGACGCGAGCGCAAAGACCTCTATAACCGGATCATGGCCCGAGATTTGACCGAATACGAAGAGACTATCGAGAAATCTGAGACAACCGGCAGGGCGCATAACGTCCTTGTCGCCGGTCGCAAACGTATACTCGAGCACGCTGAATTACTAAAAGGCGGTGGGTAAATGCCAGGCGTAGATATTTTAGGCGGCAGCAGCCAGGTCATACATGATAGCAACGGGTATACGCCCTCTGAGCAAGAGCTGGTAGCCTTCGTCAACGAACAATACGACAAGCGCATGAAGGCTCGCGCCAAGTTCGAGCTACAATGGCGCCTCAACATCGCCTTTATCGAGGGCCACCAGTACATGGATATAAATCTGGCCGCTATGAAGCTCAACGAGCAGTTTCCTATGTACGAATGGCAGGAGCGCGAAGTATTCAACCACATCGCCCCGAACGTCGAGACCAGAATCGCCAAACTCGCGAGACTTCGCCCAGCGCTGCAGACAAGATCCGGGACCAACTCCCAAGAGGATATACGAAGCTCCAAGGTCGGGACCATGGTGCTCAAGAACTGCTACACCGACCAGAACATGACGGAAAAACTCGCCGAGCTTGCTGCCTGGATGGAGGCAACCGGAAGCGCCTTTTTAAAGCACATCTGGAACCCGAATAAGGGCAAAGTCATAATGAAGCTTCGCTCGAAAGGCGAGGACGGCAAGGAGCACGACGAGAAGCTGCATGAGGGCAACCTAGAGGTTATCGTGGTGCCTGCGCAAGAGATATTGCCGGACTCCTGTTATCGCTCTGGCATCGCCGATTGTCGATCGATCATCCACGCCAAGGCCTACGATGTTTCCGAAATCAAAGAGAGCTGGGGCATTGAGGTAGGACCGGAGAAAACCAGCGCGCTTAAATTACAGCGCTCCATGGTGGGCGCAGGAGGCCTCGGGTATGGGATCGGCGGCTACCAGTACGCGACGAGCGAGCTTGAAAACCATGCCGTGGTCAAAGAATACTCCGAACGTCCAAGCAAGAACTACCCTGCAGGGCAACTTATCATCGTTGCGGGCAGCAAACTCTTAAAATACGGTCCGCTCCCGTTCCCGGTAGATGCCGACGAGGAACCGGGTCTAAACTTCACTAAGTTCGACTGTATCAAGCGCTCGGGCGTGTTCTGGGGCAAGAGTGTGGTGGAGCGCTTAATCCCAGTCCAGCGCCGCTACAACGCGCTCAGAAACCGCAAGGCCGACTACATGAACCGCATAGCGATCGGTCAGTATTGGGTAGAAGAGGAAAGCCTGGTTGACGGCATTGACGTGTTTGTATCCCAGGCAGGTATGCCGGGAGCCGTTCACCAGATTCGTAGGCAGAAGCGCCCACCAGGGATAATGGAGAACAGCGACTGGCCTGCAGCGCTTGAGACCGAGGAACGTACACTCTTGCAGGAGTTTGCGATCTTCTCCGGTGTGTCCGAACTCTCGAGGCAATCACAGGCACCGGCAGGGGTAAAGTCGGGCGTTGCGCTATCAATAGCGCTCGAGCAGGACGACACGCGCCTCTCCAGTACCGCAGGCAACATCGAGATCGGAGTAGTCAATTCCGGTACGCAGTGGCTCAGGCTTTATAAGTTCTTCGCTGTTGGCCAGCGCACGGTGCGCGATATTGGCAAAGACAACATCGTCGATATTCTCGATTGGACCGGCGCCGACATTAGAAGCGACGATGTGGTGATCGAAGGAACATCGGCTATTATTGAAAGCCCCGCGCAGAAACGCCAGATGGCATTCGATCTTCTGCAGGCAGGCCTCTTCAACGACCCTGAGACCGGCAGAATCAGCAAAGAGGGACAAGCCAAGATATTCGAAATGCTCGAGATGGGCAATTGGGATGCTGGCGACGACGAGACTCAGCTGCACTTGCAAAAAGCCGAGCGCGAGAACAGGACCATGGCCGAGGGCGGTCAGGCAATGATCGTTCCTTACGACGACGACCTGCTCCATATCGCGCGCCACAACAAGTACCGCCTGACCACTGATTACGAAGAACTGCTAGCTGCTAATCCACTGCTTG